GCATACGACAAGTATGATGAAGATTTTGAACTTAAGGAGGTTGACAATGACATCAAATTCTGATAATGTGGGTGGACTCAATTCTTGGTCGTTTCTTTATGATGAAATTTTAAAAATGGAAAAAGAAAACACATTTACTAGTGGGAAGGAACCTATGATTGGATCATCAGAAGATACGGATATTATTTCTAAATCTCCTGGTGTTCCTTGGAAATACAATGAAGAAGAGATCGTAAAAGAACTTCTTGAGTATATTAGAGGGACTTACAAACAACACTATGCCGCCAACGATGAAAATATCCAAACTTTGGATTTTATTGAGGCATCACATAAAGATGGAGAACCCTTCTGTCGAGACAATATTCTTAAATATACCTCTAGGTATGATAAGAAAGGAACTGCCGAAAGAGATATTTTGAAGATTCAGCATTATTCTATTCTTCTAGGATTCTTCTATAAAAAGAATGCAGACCAACGTGAAACCTACAACCAGTGAGTATGAAACTATCTGAAGAGACAAAAGAAATTCTAAAGAATTTTGCGGACATCAACAATTCACTGTTGATTCGACCAGGGCAAGAGATTGGTACTATTGCTACTACTAACAATGTTTTTGCTAGAGCAAAGGTTGCAGAAACTTTCCCTGAAAAATTTGCACTTTATGACTTAGGTGAATTTCTGAATGGACTAGATTTGTTTGCGGATTGTGAACTTGAGTTTGGAAACTCTCAATATGTAACTATCAAAAACAACCACACTAAAATTAAATATTTTTATTCTGATCCTGATCTGGTGGTAACACCACCTCAAAAGAAAATTAATTTTCAAAGTCAATTTTCTTTTCAACTTACAATGGAAATGCTTAAGTCTTTGAAAAAAGGTGCAGCAGTATTCGGTCTTCCTGATCTGTGTCTGAAGTCAGAGGGTTCTGAAGTTCATCTGGTTGTAGTTGACATTGATAACGTCACCTCCAATATGATGTCTTACGTTGTTGGGCACTCTGATACTCCTATTGACTTTAAGTTTAAGATGGAAAACATCAAAGTTATTTCTGGTAACTACACAGTTCATGTTGCTATCTTTGACGATAAAGGTCGGGGTGCAGCACATTTTATTGAAGACAGTAAGGATCTAGAGTATTTCATTGCTCTTGAACCTGAAAGAAACTAATTAATTTTTTTATTATGTCTGATAATTCTTTTGTTTGGATTGAAAAGTATAGACCCAAGAATATTAATGATTGCATCCTCCCTCAAAGTACCAAGGATGCTTTTAATGCATTTGTGAAAAAGGGGCAGATTCCAAATTTACTTTTACATGGAACTGCTGGTATTGGTAAAACTACGGTTGCACGGGCATTGTGTGAACAACTCAATGCTGATTATATTGAAATTAATGGATCAGACGAAGGTAGAGCACTTGAAACAGTACGAAACAGAATCAAAAATTTTGCATCGACCGTCACACTATTTGGTGAATCAGAACACAAGGTCGTTATTGTTGACGAAGCTGACAACACAACCAGCGATGTACAACTCGCTCTACGGGCGAACATTGAGAAATTTCATGGTAACTGTAGGTTTATTTTCGCCTGCAATTACAAAAACAAAATCATTGAACCCATCCACTCTAGGTGTGCAGTCGTCGATTTCAAAATCAATGGAACAGAAAAGAAGAAACTCGCAAATGAGTTTTTCAACCGTCTCCGGGTTATACTTAAGGCAGAGGGTATACAATATGATGAGAAAGTTCTTCCCCAATTAATTGTAAAGTTCTTTCCAGATTGGCGTAGGATTCTCAATGAGTGTCAACTGTACTCAGTCGGAGGTGTAATTGATAGTGGTATTCTCTCTACGCTTACTGAAATTAAATTTAGTGAATTAACTAATGCTTTGAAGTATAAGAAATATAAAACTGTGCAGAAATGGACTTCTTCTAATCTAGACAATGAACCAGTCCATATCTTCAGATCAATTTACGACAATTTGTATGAGTTTTTTGATAACACTGATGGATCTATACAAAAAGCAGTTATAATTCTTGGTAAGTACCAACATATGTCTGCCTTTGTTGCAGATCAAGAAATCAATCTTATGTCTGCTTTTACTGAACTTATGACGGAGTGTAAATTTAAATGAATCTTGATTTTTCTCGCATTAACTTGGAAGAGTTCTTTGGTTGTGTAGATGCTACCAACACCAAAGAGATGAAGTCAAACACCTTCAAAACTTTCCGAACTTATCTTCAAGAGAAGTCGTTTGCAAAGTGGAGTGACAAGCAGGTCCGTTATGTTGGTGATCATATGGACGGAGTTGATTTTATTGGTGAAGATGAACTTCGTTATGAAATGAAAGGAACTCTTGGATTGTTTCAAAAGAATGGAGCAACAAAGGTAATCACTCTAAAAAACTTTGCAGGTGACACAAAGGTTGTAACTGAAACTTTTGATTATATGTTCTTGGTCGATACTGAGAACATGTCTATTGGTTACACTGATTGGGACACTGCTAAGAAGCGTGTGTACTGGACACCCAAATCAACAACTGCAAAGGTAAAGTTTCAACCAGGAGATTTTACGGTTCTTTTTACAAATATTAAACCTGCATCCAAAAGCATCACGGCATCTGATATACTTGATGGAGTTGAAGGCATCCTGTAATGGCACTTTTGAAAACACCACTTCGTTATCCTGGAGGCAAATCTAGGGCAATCAAATATTTGAGTCAGCACCTCCCTCCCATTGAGTACTATAGGGAACCTTTTCTAGGAGGTGGTTCTATGGCGCTCTACGTGACCCAGAAGTACCCTAACGCTGAGATATGGGTGAATGACCTCTATCGTCCTCTCTACGCCTTCTGGAAGACCCTACAGGTCAATGGAGAACGGTTGTCGTCAGACCTTAGGGAATTGAAAACTGAACTTGGCGAGAGTCCTGTTGCTCATAAGGAAGCATTCATCAATGCAAAAAAAGCACTCACTGGTGATGACGAATACGTTGTAGGATTTAATTTTTATATAGTTAATAAGTGTTCTTTTAGTGGACTGTCAGAGTCATCTTCATTTAGTGAGCAGGCATCTAGGCAGAACTTTACATTTAGAGGTATAGATAAACTCCCAGCATTATCTGAACTTATTCAGTATTGGAATATTACCAATTTTGATTATACTGATTTAGTTTATGGTGATGGCGAGTTTGTATTTCTAGATCCTCCATACGACATTAAAGACTCCTTGTATGGTAAGAAAGGTAATATGCATAAGGGATTTGATCATGAATTGTTTGCAGCACACTGTAATAATTCTGATCATAAATGTATGATTACTTACAATTCTGATATCTTTGTTAAAGAGAGGTTTCCTGGTTGGTATCAAAAAGATTGGGATTTAACTTATACCATGAGATCTACAGGAACTTATACTAAAGACCAGAAAAAAAGAAAAGAACTTTTGTTACTTAATTATGAAGTATGCTCACAACTTGACGGATTATTTGAAGTCAATCAATCAGACAAAAATTAATTTGATGGATGGTGATGATCCAGGTTGGGAAAAAGATTATCCAGCATGGGTCATTAACAAATGTCTTTCATCTCATATCGATACTATTCTTTTGGCAAACCTAATGAATTTGTATTGGGAGTTGCCTAATAAACTTCAATATGATTTCTTTATAAATACCGTTAGGAAGAGAAAACGTTTCTCCCCCTGGGACAAGAAAGTAAAATTAGATGATCTTGAGTCTATCAAGGAATATTATAATTATAGTACTCCAAAAGCACAAGAAGTTCTAAAGATACTAAATAAAGAACAAATTGAATTTATTAAATCGAAATTAAATCGTGGAGGAAAGACATAATGTCTCAAGTTGCTGAGGTAAAATGGACTCGTGAAAGTATGGTTGAGGTGAAACTTTCTCAACCAGATGACTTTCTTAAGGTAAGAGAAACTCTTTCAAGGATTGGAGTTGCATCACGTAAAGAAAAGAAACTCTATCAGTCCTGCCATATCTTGCATAAGCAAGGAAAGTATTACATCGTTCATTTTAAAGAATTGTTTGCCCTTGATGGTAAGACGGCAAATTTAACTCAAAACGATATTCAACGTAGAAATAGAATTACTCAACTTCTTGCTGATTGGGGATTAATTAGCATTGTTAAAGCTGATACTATTCTTGATATTGCACCACTCAATCAAATAAAAGTATTAGCATACAAAGAGAAGGGTGAATGGGAACTTGAGTCCAAATATAATATTGGAAAGAAGAAAGTACAGTCGGCATAAATAATAATGCCGTACTCTTTATATAAATGAGCGATAAAGAAGTATCAGACCATAAAGAGAAACCTAAGAGTAAAGGTATTATTGGAAAAATAAAAGAGGCGACAGATGACAAGGAAGAACAACTTGCAATTCTGTCTACTTTTGTCCGTCTTGGTATCCTTATTTGGAGTGGCGGAATTCTTACTTTGGCATACATCAAACTACCAGCTGCTCTTGGAATTCCCGAACAAAAATTGGATCCAACATTCATCGCCTCTGTCTTCACCGGGGTCTTAGCTACTTTTGGTGTTCAGGCAGCTAAAGGCAAAGGTGAGGGTGGATCGGGCATAAGTAAAGCAGATGTTGAGAGATTAATTGAAGCAGCATCACAAACTGCTCCATCTCAAACTATAAAAATAGAACAACAACCAATTCAATTATCTACTAAACCTACAAAACCAAACGATATCTACAGACTTTAGAACTATGCAAACTCTAATTAACCTTCTTTCGCTTGCTTCTTTCGTTGTATCTGCTTCTGTTGTTGGTGGTGGTGTTTATCTTTATTCTAATAAAGATGCTTTAATTGAGGATGCAAAACAAAATGTAATTAAAGCTGCCACAGAAGCAGTCACTGGTGCGCTTCCTGGTATGATGAATTCTTCAATGCCAAAGATGCCATCTGCAACAGGTGGAGTGATTCCATCAACACCTAAAAACGATAAGATGCCAGGTCCTTCATTACCATTTTAGAAATAACGATTGTTAGAATGTTATATAGTATGAATAAACTGGAGTTTGTAATGTCAAGAACTGCATATCAAAAGTCAAAGACTGTATATCAAAAATCAAAAAAACAAACTGCGAAAGATAATCAAGATAAATTTTTTCTTTATGTGATATTTTTTCACTTATTCACTGCAATTTCTAATATTTTTAAAGACTGATGCCTGATATTGGTGATGTAAATATTAAACCTATAAGGGATATAACTATCCCTCCTGTTAGAAGTGTATTTACAGGTTTACCTGAACCTATAATAACTAATTCTCCACCAGTAACGGTCACTATAGGTTCTCCGATTGTTAATATTCCCGGATGTGTTGAGGTAAATCCTAATGGTCCTGGATTAATTGATGATGATCCTAATGGTAATGTTGTTTTTTGTGACGGACAATTACCATCTTTTGATCCATTAAACTACGAACCAAATCAATTAATACTTACTGGTCCTCCAGAGGCAATGCCTAAGTTAGAGGAGACTACACCCCCAGTACCTAAAACTTCAGACTTACTTAATCAAAAATTACCTGGTCCTCCTGTAGTAACAGTGACTGAAGAACCAGTTGAAGTTGAAGAAGAGTTATCATTTGTAGAAGAATATTTACCATCAGCACAAGAAGTTAGTACGACGGTTACTATTGCAACAGCAGCAGCTGCAGCAGCAGTTTTTGGTAAACCACTTGCAGAATTTTTATTAAAATTAATCAAACCTGCTGTGAAAAAAATAATTCAAAAGGTCCAAAAAAACATGGGAAAGGAGGATGTTATTCTTTCGGTTGCTGAGAGACGCCAGTTGCAGAGGGATTTGAGGAGGTAGGAGCAGGAATAGAATGTCTATGTGGCGCAATATAATTTTTATTCATCACTAAAACATCAGAACAAATTTTTGACATTTCTGATCCTGGACGGAACATAATTCCTTCTTTCATTAAATTTCCACAATTCTTGAGTCTGGCAAGCTCAAAGTCTAATCTCTTATTTGCAGTCAGTTGTTCTTGTAATGCAATCTGAGTTGCTGCCGCTCGTTTACATTCATCTTGTAATTTACTATCCATGGGTTTAGACCAAGTGGCAGAAAATCCTACTGATACATTATAATTATCCTTCTGTCCAGTTCGTGTACGTTTAAAGAAAACTACGTCACCTGGATTATCTAAAATGCCATCTCCTATTGCATTTCCATTTTCATCAAAAGCACCAAAATTATCAGTTACATCATAAACTGGATCATCGTAGTAAGGTTCATATGGTCTAGCAGAAGAAACACTGCCTGTTACATATGGGGTGAAATTTAAAGTTGGTCCCTGACACTGGATCCCACCACCATAAGTGTTTGTGATGTATGGACCCTGTAAAACTTGTATTGCTTGATTAGTAACACTACCTGAAGAATTAGCAACAGGGTTAGCGGTGGCGCTAACACCGCCCACAGTGTTACCCATCGCAGGAGTCGCTGATAATAAACCGTAACCAATTACTGAGAGAAGATACTTGTAGTGTCTGTTGCTGATTCTATTATAGTTTCTCTTTGAATTATTGTCTGGTTGCTTAATCCTGGTCCCTGATAGGTTTCTGTGAACTGAAACCCTGCCCCAGGATTTACTAACTTCCAGTCTTGAGAACCTATTTGTAATCCAGTCCATGTCGATGTCACCCCATCTATGCTGTTTGTTGTTTTAGTTTGTGGAAGATTTATATTTCCACTAACAGTATTTACATTAGTACCAGTTACTGAATATTGATATCCAGTGTTATAATCCATTGAATTTATAACTTCGGTAATACTTGTTTTCGTTTCGGTTCGGCTTGTCATTGAACCTTGTGTAAAATTTGGTACTACTGGCACAGAATGTACCGGTTGTACCAAACCGTGAATTACACCAAGAAGCAATCCCAAACCGATTGATTCTTGTAGTTTACGCATATCAATCAAATACAGTAATTTCACTAACAAATTGACCAACTGCAGTAGTTCCGGGTCCACCCGCAGTTATTTCAACTACTCCAGCAGTATTAATTGTACCTGCAAGAGTGCCAGCAGTACCACCTGCTTGAATAGTATTGTCAGAGTAAAGAGTTGGTGAGTCGAAACGTCCGTTTGCTCCAAGACTATCTGCAGTTACTACAGTATCCCCAACAAATTGTGATTCTGCGAAACTAAATGCCTGACCGTCAGTAGATATACCGTAGGTTCCAGCATTAATTGTTGCTGGAGCAGTAGCAGAAGAACCAGTAAGACCACCCAAAGCAGTTACTGAAACGTTACTACCAGATACAGAATATGAAGAACCTAATCTGGTTGATGATACTACTGGACCATCAACAGTTAGTTGTACACTTGAGGATAATCTACTTGTAAGACCACCTGCTGATGCAGATGACACACTCATCAAAACCATACCAAAAGCAAGTAATGCTTTTTTCATGTTAGATTTATAATGCACTATATTTATATAGACATAAATACAAATGAGACTTTCGTGCGGTCTCTACAAAAGTCGGAACACCCCAAAAAGAGGTACGGTTTATTCTATACCTCTTTTTTTATATGTTGATATAAATATAATTGGTTGCCTTCGGGGACCACACAATAAAACTCGCTTAATAAGGAGCATATAAATGAACGGACTTACAAGGTTTACGACAAAAGATCTTGATGCCATTTTTAATTCACTAACAAGATCTAGTGTTGGGTATGATGATTTATTTTACAGACTTCATTCTGCTGGAGTAGGAACTCCACAAAATTCTTATCCTCCATATAATAAAATTAAAGTTAATGACGAGCACGTCAAATTTGAGATTGCTCTTGCAGGATGGTCAAAGGATGATATTGAAGTTACTACCCAAACTAATGTGCTAACAATTAAATCAAAATCATCCAAAGATACTTCTGATGTGGATTATGTACATAGAGGAGTAGCAACAAGAACTTTTACTAGAACGATTAATCTTTGTGACGATCAGGAGATTGGTGAAGTTACTTTTGAAAATGGACTATTGACAATTAATATCCACAAAATTGTTCCAGATCATCAGAAGTTAAAAGTATATGAAATTAAATAATTGTCTTATCTAAAAGGATAAATAAATTAAAGTGCCTATACTACAGTGAAATCGTTCCAGTCTCTCAGGTTGACTCTGAGATATCATAAGAAACTTAATATAAAATTCTGGCATGAAAGGAGTCTCCGACCTGAGGTTAGGGAAAAATTACTTCAGATTGGATATAAGTGGGCAGAGTTTGCAAAGATTCCATTTGAAGCAATTAAGGATATGATTTTAGTGGGTGGTAATGCTAATTACAACTACACAAGATTTTCCGATTTAGATTTGCATTTGGTAGTGGACAAATCCAAGATTGCAGATTGTCCAGAACTCTTAGACGATTATCTGAGAGACAAGAAAAAACTATGGGCATTAGTTCATGACATTAAGATTTATTCTCATCCTGTGGAGTTATATGCTCAAGATGAGAATGATCCACTTCCTGCAAACCAGGGAGTATACTCAATCATTAAGGGCGAATGGATTCTGGAACCAAGACAGACAGAGGTTAATCTGTCCGACCCCTTGCTTTTTAGAAAAATTCGTGCTATGGTAGAAAAGATCGATGATCTCATAGAAAACGAAGCAGATGATTCTGATGTTTTACGTAAACTTCAAAAAAGAATTCGTGACATGAGAGCGTCTGCAATTCAACAAGGTGGAGAGTTTGCACTTGAGAACCTAGTGTTCAAAGAGTTACGCAATCTCGGATACCTTGATAAACTTTCAAACCACATTAGAAACTTAGAGGATACGAATTTATCACTATGACTGTTAAAGTTATGTTACTGAAGTCCGGCGAGGACGTTATCTCAGATGCTCAAGAAGTTAGAGACAAGGAAGGAAATAGTATCGTTGCATACTATTTGAGAAATCCTTACACCATGCAGTTGACTACTACTCCTGTTGAACCTGAGGAGGAAGATGATGAACTTATTCCTGATGATGATTTAGAAGGTCAAGCTAGGGTAAAGATTCAAGTATCATATCAACATTGGGCACCTTTGTCGAAGCAGAGGGATTTTTACATTCCTGCAGATTGGGTCATAACTCTTTATGATGCCCATGATAATATTTACAATGACTACACTGCAAAGCATCCCCCAGTATCTGATGAGGATGCTCCAACTGAACCTAAGGTAAAAACAGATGGAACTGAAACTAATTCTCCTGAATGACGGTACTTACATTATCACTTGGATTTACGAACTTCCAATTGAACCAAAGGCATTTTTAGCAAATCCCTTAAAAATTGTAAAATCTGGAAAGGGTATTGCTCTTAAAAGGTTTCCGGAGTATACTGAGCAGGATTTCCTGCTCCTTTATTCTACTTGCATAACTACTATTGCTGAACCTGATGAAACTGTCAGATTAAAGTATAAAAAACTTTATCCTGATAAACCTGACATTGAATTGCCAACATTTGATAATGAAGACTCTGCCCAACTCCTTAATGAAGATGCCGTCATCCCACCCTCAACAGAAGTTCTATAGTAATGTCTATTTGAGTGGAGATAAAATATTTTATATTGGGTATGAAAATGGGCAAAGGGTTCAATATAAAGAACACTTTTGTCCAGTTTTATATGCACTTAGTCCCAAAGAAAGTAAGTATAAAACTTTGGAGGGAAAAAATGTTCAAAAATTTGAATTTGGTGGCATTAAGGATGCCAAAGAGTTTATTGATCGGCATCAAGGTATAGAGAATTTTAAAATTTATGGTAATGAAAAGTTTTTGTATCAGTATTTGAATCAAAACTTTAAAGATGATATTGAGTATGATAGATCTACTCTTAAAATCTATACAATTGATATTGAGACTACAGCAGAAAATGGGTTTCCTTCAGTGGAAGATACTTCAGAAGAAATTCTGTGTATATCTATTAAAGATTTTTCCACTAAAAAGTTTATTGTATGGGGAACTCGTGAGTATGAGCATAATCGAGATGACCTAGAGTATAGAGTCTTCTGGAAAGAAACTGAAATGCTTCAAGATTTTCTTTCTTGGTGGGCAGAGAATACTCCTGACATTCTTACTGGATGGAATGTAGATCTATTTGACGTTCCATACATTTATAGGAGAGTTGAACGAGTACTTTCTGAAAAGCATTCCAAATCTTTGTCTCCATGGAATCGTGCTTATGAAAAAGAAGTAGAAATGATGGGTCGTAATTATATCAAATACGATATAATTGGAGTTAGTATTCTAGATTATTTGGATCTATATAAAAAATTTACATATAAAACTCAACCAACATATGCTCTAGATTATATTGCTGAGGTAGAACTTGGACAGAAGAAACTTGATCACTCTGAGTTTGCAACTTTTCGAGAATTCTATACTCAAGATTGGCAGAAATTCGTTACTTATAATATTCATGACGTAGAACTTGTTGACCGGTTGGAAGATAAGATGAAACTGATTGATCTTGCATTGACACTTGCATATGATGCTAAAGTAAATTATACGGATGTTTATTATCAAGTTCGTATGTGGGATCAAATTATTTACAACGAACTTACTAAAAGAAATATTGCTATTCCTCCAAATGAAAGAGCAGACAAGGACAGAAAATATGAAGGTGCTTTCGTTAAATACCCTATTCCGGGTCTTTATGAATGGGTGGTCAATTTTGATCTCAACTCCCTATACCCTCACCTCATTATGCAATACAACATCTCGCCGGAAACTTTACTTCCGTCAAGACATCCAAAAGCAACAGTAGAACGTATTCTTAATGAGGACATTACCATTGAGGGTGATACATGTGTCTGTCCAAATGGAGCACAGTATAGAAAAGACTTTCGTGGATTTCTTCCAGAATTAATGGATAAAATCTACAAAGAACGTAAGATGTATAAGAAGCGTATGCTTTTGGCAGAGGCAGAGTATGATAAGAATCCAACTCCAGAGTTAGAAAAAGAAATTACCAAATGGAATAACTTCCAAATGGCAAGAAAAATTCAACTTAATTCTGCTTATGGTGCTATTGGAAATCAATACTTTCGTTATTATAAACTTATAAATGCTGAAGCAATTACTCTTTCTGGGCAAGTTTCTATTCGTTGGATTGAGAATAAGATAAATGGTTACCTAAATAACCTATTGGAAACTGAAGATGTCGATTATGTCATCGCTGTCGATACCGACTCAATCTATCTTAATCTTGGACCTCTTGTTCATAAATTTCTTAGTCCTAAGTCTAACGATAAAACAGCAATCACTAAGATACTTGATAAGGTTGCTCAAGAAAAATTGGAACCATTCATCAAGAAATCTTATGAGGAACTTGCTTCGTATCTATCGGCGTATGAACAGAAGATGATTATGAAGCGAGAGAACATTGCAGACAAAGGTATTTGGACTGCAAAGAAAAGATATCTTCTTAATGTTCGTGCTAATGAATCTACCATTCTTAGCACTCCCAAATTAAAAGTTATGGGACTTGAATCTGTAAAATCTTCAACTCCAAATGCTTCTAGAATTAAATTGAAAGAGGCGTACCAGGTGATTGTAGATGGAACTGAAGAAGAACTTTTGCAATTGGTTGAAGATTTTCGTAAAAACTTTTCTAATCTCCCTATAGAAGATATATCTTACCCAAGGAGTGTTAGGGGGTTGACAAAGTGGAAAGATTCTGTTACTCTTTGCAAAAAAAGTTGTCCGATTCATGTAAGAGCATCACTTTTGTATAATTTTTCAATTAAAAAGAATAAATTATATCACAAGTATCCGTACATTCAAGAAGGAGATAAAATAAAATATATTTACATAAAAACTCCAAATAAACTTGGACACAATGTATTCGCCTTTCTCTCTGAGTTTCCAGAAGAAGTTGAGATTTATAATCATATAGATTATAAATTGCAATTTAATAAATGTTTTTTAGAACCATTAAAGACCATTCTTGATCTTGTTGGTTGGCAGGGAGAAAGAACAGCATCACTAGACTTTTTATTCGCATAACTATGTTTGAAGCATTAGCAAAAGAAGCAAAGAATGACTACATGAAAGTAGTCGCAAAACTTGAATCAGGTCAAGGATATATTGACACTGGATCTTATATCCTCAATGCTGTTGTGAGTGGCAGTATTTATGGAGGAATACCAGAGAATAGAATTACTGGTCTTGCTGGTGAACAATCTACGGGAAAGACTTATTATGCTATGGAGATAGCAAAGAATTTTCTTGAATCTAATAAAGATGGTGCAGTATTTTACTTTGATACTGAGTCTGCAACTTCTAAAGATATGTTTGTAGATCGTGGTTTTGATTCAGATAGAGTTTATATTTTTCCCGTAGATACTCTTGAAGAGTTTCGTAGTCAAATTATTCGCATACTGGACAATATGCTTAAGATGAAAGAGAAAGAGCGTAAACCTCTTATGATTATTCTTGATTCTTTAGGTATGCTTCCATCTGCAAAAGAACTAACTGATGCCTTAGATGATAAGCAAGTTCGTGATATGACAAAAGCACAAATTGTTAAATCTATTTTCAGATTAGTTACTGGTAAATTAGGTAAACTTAAAGTTCCTTTTATTGTTACTAATCATACTTACACTACGATGAATCCATATGGGGAAAAAACTGATATGGGTGGAGGTACAGGACTTAAGTACGCTGCATCTACAATCATACATCTTTCTAAATCAAAGGAAAAAGATGGAACTGAAGTAGTTGGTGGTATCATCAAAGCAAAGATGAACAAGTCTCGATTTACTAAAGAGACAATTGTTGCACCTACACGTTTATTTTTTGATGAACGTGGTCTTGATAGGTATTACGGTCTTCTTGAACTTGCAGAAAAGTATGAGATCTTCGTCAAAGAAAGTACTCGATATGTAATTGATGGGAAAAAATACTACGGCAGTGATATTTTAAAGAACCCTGAAAAATTCTATACTCCGGAAGTATTGGAAAAAATTGATTGGGCAGCAGGTCAAGAGTTCAAACTAAAATCTTAATTTATGACAAACATTGAATTTACAATTATATGTAATTTAATTTACAATGAACGATTTCGGATAATAGCATACCCTAATCTTAAAATTGAATATTTTGAAGATGAATCGAATAGATTGTTGTTTACATTGTTTTGTAATTTTGTAAACAAGTACCAAACTGTTCCCACGAAAGAAAGTTTAACCGTTGATTGTCAAAACGTAAGAAACATATCTGAGACTTTGTATTCCAATACGTTGTCTCTAATACAAAAAATTCAAATTCAAGATGTTGATTATGATTGGTTAATTAAAACTTCTGAAGAGTGGTGTCAAAAGAGAGCAGTGTTTCTTTCTCTTTTTGAGAGTATTTCAATTGCTCAAGGCGAAGAGAGTGATAAAGAGTTTGGTGCCATTATCCCAATTCTAAAGGATGCTATCTCAGTATCCTTCGATAATAGAATTGGACATGATTATATGAATGATACTGATGATCGGTATGAATTCTATAATAGAGTAGAGGAAAGGGTTCCATTTGATCTTGATATGTTTAACAAGATTACTAAAGGTGGAATGCCAAAGAAAACACTTAACGTTATTATCGCAGGAACTGGTGTAGGTAAGTCTTTATGTATGTGTCATATGGCAGCAGCATCTTTGCTGGAGGGTAATAATGTTTTGTATATTACTTGTGAAATGTCAGAAGAACGCATTGCAGAACGTATTGATGCTAACTTGTTAGACATTAATATTAGAGATTTGCCTAACACATCAAAACAAACCTTTGATAGTAAGGTCACTGCACTGAGATCTAAAACTCCTGGAGATCTTATAATTAAAGAATATCCTACTGCATCTGCTCATGTTGGACATTTTAGGTCTCTTACTAGTGATCTTTCTCTTAAGAAAGACTTTAGACCCGATATTATCTTTGTGGATTACATTAATATTTGTACTTCGCAGCGATATAAACCTCAATTTGCCAATTCCTATACATTGGTCAAAGGCATTGCAGAGGAACTTCGTGGGTTTGCAGTGGAACAAAATGTGCCACTCGTCTCCGCTACTCAAACCACTCGTAGCGGTTTTGGCAGCTCTGATATTGACCTTACTGATACTTCTGAATCCTTTGGTCTCCCTGCTACTGCTGATTTTATGTTTGCCCTTTCTTCATCTGAAGAGGACGAGCAACTGGGGCAGATTATGGTGAAGCAATTAAAGAATAGATACAATGACGTATTCGCATCAAAAAGATTTTTTGTGGGTATTGACAGAAGTAAAATGAGATTGTATGATGTGGAACAATCAGCTCAAGAAGGTATTCTTGATTCTGATAACAATGATGACGGACCATTAAATAATAAATTTGGAGGATTTACCTGTGAATAAAAAAGTTGATTTTGAACGCTATGAAGAATTTGTGTCAGCAGTTACTTCAAATACTTCTACAAACTTTGTTGATTTTGCTGACCGTATTGGTGAGCTTGATCGACAAGGTGCCAATATTGAGAGATTGCTTACTGCTGGTGTTGGAATTAATGCTGAGGGGGGTGAGTTCCTTGAAATCATTAAAAAAATGGTCTTCCAAGGAAAACCGTGGAATGAAGATAATCGTGAGCATCTTATCCTGGAGTTGGGTGATATTATGTGGTATGTGGCTAATGCAATCAAATCCTTGGAAACTACATTTGATGAAGTCATTGCAACAAATGTGAAGAAACTGGAGAAGCGTTATCCTGGTGGAGAATTTAATGTTTATCAATCTGAAAACCGTAGGGTAGGAGACCGATGACAGAAGAACAAACTATTACAATACAACTATCCTTAAGTGATGCTACTACATTGAAAGATATATTAGAACAAACAATACCAGATGAATTGGGTGATATTGAGATAAATGAAAATAATATTGCTCATTATGAAGCATTGAAAAAGTTTAAAGTTTCTTTGCAAGAACAACTTAGTTAATTTATTTTTTTAATCTAAATATTTATGTAGAGTAAGATGCTCAATGGAGTTTATAACTGCAGAAGAACTGTTAGTGTTTCTAACAGACAATATCAAAGTTTCCTATAAGGAGAGATACTCTGGGAAACCAGAACTCTCTCCTCGTACTAAACGCAAAGGAATGAGGAAATTAACATTTAGAACTCCTTTTCGTGCTAACTTACATGACTCTATTCTAGAACTTTTAAAATTTAAAAGAGTTAGATATACAACTAGTTTAAAAATTAGTGATCAAACTAACTTAGAAGTCATTGATATTAAGACCGCCGAATCTATGGTTAGGATTTTGATTAAACCAAAATCAGGAAGAGAGTGGAGACAGACAAATTATTGGAATCAAAGATTAGAAACTTTAGATAACTGGAAACAACTTAAACGTTTTCCGGACACTCAAATTGAATTTGAAATTTTAACTAAAATTAATAAAAGACTTGAAGAATTGGGTGAAATGAAAGCAGTAAGATTGAGAGTTAAATCTACAACTTACAAAGATATCATTGGATTTGTCCCTGGACCCTCAGGCGCTAAAGCAGATTTTGTAGGTATTGATTCTAAAGGTAAATCTGTTATCTTTATTTCCCACAAAGATGGTCGAAGAGTAAAAGATTTTCAACAGTATTCTGGTATATCTTCTAGAGCAGGAAAATCAATTTATGATCATGATGAAGTGGTAGGATTTAGAAAAGACATTGCAAAAAAAGAAACTACTGATTTCAGTGGAACTGCATATTATCGTGACATTCAGGATACTGAATTGAAGAACAAAGCAATCTTTGGTAAAGATTATGGTCCTGGAAGAAAGAATGAAAACAACATTAGTTTATTTGCACAAGGTGAACCAAGATTAACTAAAACTAGTCCTGGAAATATTACTTTATCTTTTAACACTAAAATGGTAGAAAGCACTCAATTGTCTCAATTGGAACGTGCTGGGTACAATCCTACTTTAGGTGCCAGAAGAGGTGAAGCATATCGAACAGTTGAATATAGGAACGATAGAGTTGCTGGTGTTCGAGCAGGCATTTTTTCAAAAGCATATATAGAAGGTAGGAACAGTAAACCTATTTGATGAAATTTTCAGATTTTAATAGTGATGCTAAACGCACCTCATTTAGACATGGGGTGATTTTCAGTGTTGGGGAATATATTTCTTTACTAAGTGAAGAGAAAGTTGGTAAGGTTCATCGCACTGGACCTAACTATGTAATTGCTGTCACTGAAGACGGTGAGATGTTTAGAGCATGGATTGATGATATTAAAGAGTATAAGCAATTTAATAAATCTGGAGATCCAAATTCTGATAACCGACTTGTCGGTACTCCTCAGTTCACAAAATTTGCAAAAGATCATGTTCCCGGATGGGATCATGACGGAACAAAACCAAAGAGTATAAATAAGGATAAACCTATCAAAGAAGATAAGATGAACCCTATGGAAGAAGGTCTCAAAGCAGCACGTAAGAATGTTGGTGCTGATAAATGCTGGGATGGTTACAAAGCAAAAGGCACAAAAATGAAGAACGGTAAGGAAGTTCCTAACTGTGTCAAAGAAGATGAGACTGCAGAAGAGAATACTATTGAAGAGAAGAAAGGTCTCTATGCAAATATTCATGCTAAGAGAAAGCGTGGTGAATCTCCAGCAAAACCAGGAGACAAAGACTATCCAGCAAAGGATGCATTTAAGAAATCAGCAAAGACTGCAAAAGAAGCATTAGATCCTGTAGGTCAAGAAGATCATGATGTTGATAATGATGGGGATCATGATAAGTCTGATAAGTATTTGATGAAGCGTCGTAAGGCAATTAAAAAAGCAATTGCTAAAAAAGAAGGGTTCTCTGATTGGAGAAAAGAACTCATGGAAAAGGATGCTAAAGGTGTAAGCATTATGCCTAGTATGACTAAAGGTATGGATGAAGATAATCCTATGGGAGTGATGGATAAAAATAAGAAACTCAAAGGTGTAAAGAACGGTATGAGTTCTGTTAAGGAAGATAACTGTGAGTGTGGACCTGACTCTGGATCTGAGAAAGCATTAGTTAAAAGAGATTCTAAAGTTAAGCGTCGTAAGTATCAGGATGGTGTGAATGAAGAAGTAATTTCATCCTTAAAAGAGAACCGTGAGAATCTTAAAAAGATCTATCTTTGATATATAATTTGCACCTTATTATAAGACCATGTTATCATTTTTACTTCCATTAGCATCGAAGATCATCAGTGATGCAGTCGCCAAGATTCCAGATAATGAGGAATTGGGTGAAAAACTTATAGATATATGTTTAGTTATTCTCGGTAAGGCAGTTAAACTGACTAAAACCGATATGGATGATAAGTTACTTGAAACTGTCGCTGCTGCTATTAATACAAGAGCAGAAACCCCTGCAGAATAATTCAAAAGGAGGGTAAACCCTCCTTTTTTATAAATATCTTTATAATGTAATCTTAAATAACTTAGGAGAAAATACAATGCCTCTCTGGGGAAAAACCGAAACTGATGAATCAAAACCAAAATACTTAACTCGTGGTGCTAAAAATCATGACCCAGCAGATTGCTTCGCTGATGAGCGTGGATGGGTTCTGCGTCACCAGAAAGGTGGTACAAGATTTTGGGATGAAGTTATTGTAGCAATTGGCGGTCTTGCTGGCGGTACTTCTGCAACTGCAGAATTGGGTGAGGCAGATATTACTGCTGTATTCTTTGAGCAAGAATCACTGGCACAAGGTGATACTGGAACTGTTGTTGTTATCTATAACGAGCAAGTTGATGTTACTGGTACTGTAACTCTTGCAGTTACTGGATCTGTAACTGGTGCTATCACCGCAACATATGCTCGTGGAACTGGATCAAACCGCCTTGAGTTTGATTTCACCGTTCCTTCGCAGGCAGAAGATCTTTCTATTGCTGACCAAACTATTGGTGGCGCTGGCGCTGTTAAGGATAAGGGTACTACTGTTGATGCTGAAGATGCATTTGCAGGTAAGACAATTGGTGCTGGTGGATCTGGTACTGATCTTACACTTACTATTTCGTAATAATGTATGAAGTTTACTGAATTGAATGAGGATAATTATCTCTTTTTTGCTATTCAAAATTACAATAATCCTCAAGCAGTTACAAAAGAGGATTTTTATGATGATCTTAAAAGGTTTAAATATTTGAAAAGGTTGCTCAAGACATATGTCAAAACGGGCAACCTAAAACTGCATCTGATATTAAATCACATGATTATAATTTATAATGTGTTTGGAGAGGCAGCAACTCCTTTGCTATTTTTTAAAATATCAAATGAATATTGGTCAATTTTAAAAAGTTTTATAATTTATTTAAATCGATATTTACCATGTTCAAGTTTAGAGCATATCAATATTGATAAATATTGTACAGATAGGTTGCAGGAACTATGAAAGTATATACCATGAAAAATAATGGAATAGTTTATACGGAAGAAGTTCCTACTAATAGTGCCTCTTCTGGTGCTATTGCTGGATTACCCCCAGACGAACCTCCTGTTCGTAAAAAGAAGAAAAATCTTAAGACTAGTATTTTTCAGAGGATTAAAAACGCTCGTATAAAAGAAGAAACAATGGAAGACCAAACTGTTATTCAAGAAATGAATCCGGATAATTCAAATACAGAAGTATCTTCTGCTATGAGAATGATTCAGCAGAAACGTAAACTTCAAAAAAAGCAAGAGCGTGAAAAACGTGCTGCTAATAGAAAGCAAGAAATCGCTGCATTGTCTAAAGCAAAGGCAAAGGATTATCAAAAGAAAGCGAGCGATCGTCAAAAAACCATTTCAAAGGATATTAACAAAATGTCAAATAAGAAAACTGAAAAGAATTCTTATGATTGGCAGGGTGCTTTCTCTAGTCTTAATGAAGATTTTTCCACACTTTCTATTGAAGAGCAGACCAAAGCACTTAAAGTTTGGTTAGAACTTTCAGAAGAAAATAGCGATAAGTTTTTAGAACTTGTTTATGAAGATATTGATAAACTTAAATTATTTTTAGGTAGTGTCTAATGGCTTTTGGGTTAGGTAAACTTCAAATAGTTGAACAGAAACTTGAAATCTATGAAGACTTGACCAAAGAAATGCTGGTTAAATTAGAAACAGCAGTTCAAAAAATTGCAGAAGCAAATAATCAAACTAATCTTCTTCTTGAACGTCATGAAAATCGTTTAGATGAGGGGCAGAAGTCTAACATTCTTATTGTTAAAATGCTTGAGGAGTTGAAAGAGACTCAAAGAAATGACGTTGAAAAGATTGATATTAGGATTTCCAAGATTCATAGTAAAGTCAATGAGAATCAAAAATTCGTAGTTGCTGCCGGTGCGGTTCTCGCCACGATTGTTGCAGTTGCACAACTGATCCCCCTTTTAGGATGGACCTTGACACCTAGAGAAGGTGGTGCTATTGTAGGAAAAACGTCTATCCCCTATGTTGTACCTTGATACAAAGTACATCTCTTTGGTATCTTACAAATTACAAAAATTTAAAAAGACAAACACTACCTACAATTTCAGATGCCCTTATTGTGGTGATTCTAAAAAGAATTTAAATCGTGCAAGAGGATACTTCTTTCAAAAGAAAGGTTCTTATATTTACAAGTGCCATAACTGTGGCATAGGAAGAACTGTTGCTAATTTTTTGAAGGATAATGATCCTGACTTATATGCTCAATATACTTTAGAAGCATATAAAGAAGGAGTAAGTGGCAAAGGAACTAGGATCCCAGTCCATAAGTTTAACTTTGAACCACCAGTGTTTGAATCTGCTGATATTTTTTCAACTTTAGAAAAAGTATCAGATCTAAATAAAACACATGTATCTTATCAGTTCCTCCATAACAGAAAACTTCCACCTGAAAAATTCTATTATTGTCCGAATTTTAAAGAATGGACTAACACACACAAGCAGGTGTTTGAGGATATAAAATACGATGAACCTAGAATAATTATTCCTTTACGGGATAAATCTGGTATCTTTGGGTATCAGGGGAGATCTTTGTCTAAAGATTCTAAATTGAGGTACATCACTGTAATTTTAGATGACACTAAAACAAAATTGTATGGACTTGATACTGTAGATGAAAGCAAAACCATTTATGTCACAGAAGGACCATTCGACAGTCATTTCCTTGTCAACGCTATTGCTATGTGTGGTAGCGATGTTGACTTTAGCAGTTTCAATAATAAGTATGTATTCATCTATGACAATGAACCAAGAAACAGAGAAATCTGTTCTAAGATTGAAAAAACAATTAAAAAGGGATATTCCGTGGTAATATTCCCTCAAGAAATTAAAGAGAAAGACCTAAATGATATGGTTCTTTCTGGACATAATGTCCAATCCCTCGTAGAGTCCAATACTTATCAAGGACTAAAAGCAAATCTCAAATTTACTAATTGGAAAAAGGTATGAACAAAGAAACGTATACAGTACGAAAGCGTGATGGTAGCGTAGAACCTATTCAACTTGAAAAGTTGCATAAGATGGTTTATGCTTCTTGTGAAGGTCTTGCTGGAGTCTCTGCAAGTCAAGTAGAGGTTAATTCTGGTATTCAATTTTTTGATGGAATTACGACAGAAGAAATTCAAACCATTCTTATCAAATCTGCTCATGACCTTATTACACCTGAAGAGTATAACTATCAATATGTTGCTGCAAGATTGTTGATTTATAGTATTCGTAAGCAGTGGTCTCAGCAAAATAATATTCAATGGGATAAGTATTCTTTATATGATCATATTTGTAAGAACGTTCGTGAATTAAAAACATATGATCCCTTAATTCTTAAGAATTATAGTGAAGATGAGATTACTGCAGCAGGAGAATGGATTGATTATGATAGAGATTTTCTGTTTACTTATTCCGGATTACAGCAGGTTGTAGATAAATATCTTGTACAGGACAGAGACTCTGGAACTCTCTATGAGACTCCTCAGTTAATGTATATGACAATTTCTCTTGTGTGCTTTTCAAATTATGATAAGAGAGTTAGAATGTCCTATGTAAAAAGATTGTATGACGCACTCTCAAAGCACAAAATCAACATCCCAACGCCAATCATGGCGGGTGTCAGAACAAGACTTAAGCAGTATGCTAGCTGCGTTCTTGTTGATGTCGATGACACCAAGCATTCTATCCCTCACAGCAACAGTGCTATTTTTTCATATGTTGTCCAACGTGCTGGAATCGGGATTAACATGGGCAGATGCCGTGGAATCAACAGTAAAATCAACGGGGGAGAAGTTATACACACAGGGGTTGTCCCATTCCTCAAAATGTTTGAAGCAACTGTCAAAAGTTGTACTCAAAATGGCATCCGAGGTGGATCAGCAACGGTACACTTCCCCTTCTGGCACCAAGAAATAGAAGACATCATTGTTTTAAAAAATAATAAAGGAACTCAGGATAATAGGGTTCGTGGACTAGATTACTCTATTCAACTTAGTAAAATCTTTTATGAAAGATTTATCTCCAATGGAGACATCACCCTATTCTCACCTCACGATGTTCCAGGTCTTTATGATGCTTTTGGGTCTGACTCGTTTGATGATCTATATCGTCATTATGAACAAGATGAAAGCGTTCCAAAGAAGACTCTCAGTGCTCATCAACTTCTTTTAGATATTGTGAAGGAAAGATCTGAAACTGGTCGTCTTTATATTATGAATGTGGATCATTGTAATACTCATTCTTCATTTAAGGATCAAGTTTATATGAGTAATCTCTGTCAAGAAATTACTTTACCTACTGATCCTATTCAGCATTTTGATGATGATGGTGGAGAAATTGCTCTTTGTGTTCTTGCTGCTATTAATGTTGGAAAACTTAAACAGTTTTCTGACATGGAAGAACTATGTGATTTAAGCGTTCGTATGCTCGATGAATTGATTGACTATCAAGAATATCCTGTCAAGGCAGCAGAACGTGCTACAAAGGCACGTAGGTCTCTTGGAATTGGTTTTATTGGTCTTGCTCATTGGTTAGCAAAACAATCTTTAACCTATGGTAGTGACGAATCTTTGGTTGCTGTTCACCAACTATCAGAATCTCTTCAGTATTTCCTATTAAAATCATCTAACCAATTAGCAAAGGAGAAGGGAGCATGCGATGCTTTTCATCGTACAAAGTATTCAGATGGAATTCTTCCCATTGATACATATAAGAGCGATGTAGATAATTTAGTAGCACCGGAATATATGTATGATTGGGAAAGTCTTAGATCATCTATCCTAGAACATGGTCTACGGAACTCAACACTGACCGCACAAATGCCATCAGAGAGTAGTTCTGTCGTGTCTAATGAGACAAATGGAATTGAACCACCTAGAGGATTCTTGTCATACAAGGTATCAAAGAAAGGTGTTTTGAAGCAAATTGTCCCACAGTATGCTACTTTGAAAAATAACTATACTCTTCTATGGGATATGGAGAGTAATGAGGGTTATATTAAACTTGTTGCTGTAATGCAGAAGTTTTTTGACCAAGCAATTTCTGGTAACTGGAGTTATAATCCAGAAAACTATCCAGACAATAAAGTCCCTATTTCTGTAATTGTCAAAGATCTTCTCAATACATATAAGTATGGTTGGAAGACTTCTTACTATCACAATACTTATGATAGAAAGAAAGATGCAGACGCAGAGCAGGAATATAACGATATTATCTCTCAATCTATAACAAAATTAAACCATACGGAGGAAGATGACTGTGAAGCTTGTAAACTCTGAGCAAGATAGAAGAATAAGATCTGCTGATATCTGTGATAGAGATCCAGTTACTACAGTAGAAGGTATAACAGTATTCAATACAGAAGTTATTGATAGAAAAACACAACCAATGTTTTTTGGAAAACCACTAGGTGTCCAGAGATATGATAGTTTTAAGTATCCTGTTTTTGAGAAACTTACTGATCAACAACTTGGTTATTTCTGGAGACCCCAAGAGGTCTCCCTTCAAAAAGATAGAAATGATTATTTAAAACTTACTGATCCTCAGAAGCACATCTTTACTTCAAATTTAAAGTATCAAATTACTCTTGATTCTATTCAAGGTCGTGGTCCTGGACTTGCTTTTATTCCTTACTGTTCTCTCCCAGAACTTGAGGCATGTATGGAAGCATGGGGATTTTTTGAAATGATTCATAGTCGTTCCTATCAATATATTATTGATAATCTGTATCCTGATGCTTCAGTTGTATATGATACAATCCTTTCCGATAAGAATATTCTTTCTCGTTCTGCTTCGGTAACAGAAGCATATGATGACTTCTTAAATGCTGCTCATCAATATGATAACGGTTCAATGTGGGAGTTGGCAATTGAAGGTCATACTGCTGGACAATATGAACGTAGGGAACTAAAGCGTAAATTGTATAGAGCAATTGCTAATGTCAACATCCTCGAAGGTATCAGATTCTATGTCTCGTTCGCTTGCTCGTTTGCTTTTGGTGAACTCAAAGTTATGGAAGGATCCGCTAAAATTATCTCTCTCATCGCAAGAGACGAAAATCAGCATCTTGTCATTACTCAAAACATCCTCAACAAATGGAGGGATGGTGATGATCCAGAATTTGCAGAAATTGTTAAAGAGGAACAACCATTTGTGAGAGAAATGTTTAAACGATGTGTCAATGAAGAAAAAGCATGGGCAAAGTATTTGTTTAAAGATGGATCAATGATTGGTTTGACTGACAGACTTCTCAATAATTATATTGAGTGGATTGCAAATCGTCGTATGAAGGCAATTGGTTTAACCCCTGAGTATGATATTCCTGCTAAAAATAATCCACTTCCATGGACAGAACGTTGGATTTCATCTAAGGGTATGCAAGTTGCTCCTCAAGAAACTGAAATTGAATCTTATCTTATGGGTGGATACAAGCAAGATGATATTGATGTCAGTGGATTCCAATTATGACTTGGAAGTTGAAAGCATTTGCAGATCCTAAATTAAAACATAAAGACTGGATGCTTTTAAAACTAGGTCCTACTAATATTTCGGATTTAATTCAATACTATTATATGAAATTTAAATATACTATGTTTTCTTGATATATACTTTGAGGTTTTCTCTTAGTTTATGAAAGAATATGAAAACCCATGGAAATATCAAGGTAAAATATTTGATACTGATGATATAAATGGGTATTATGGATTTGTATATTTAATAACTAATACGATCAATGGTAGGAAATATATAGGTAGAAAATATTTTTGGTCTTTTCGTAAAAGGAAAGGACAGTCTAGACGTAGTAAACAAGAGTCTGACTGGAAAAAATATTATGGATCATGCCCAGAGTTAAAGGAAGAGATAAAATCTTTAGGTAAAGATAAATTTACCAGAGAAATTTTAAGTATTCATACAACTTTGGGTAAAGTAAACTATGAGGAGACCCGTCAGTTGTTCGTAAATTCTGTTCTGACAGAAAGCTTGACAGATGGATCTCCGGCGTACTACAATAGCAATGTCTTAGGACGTTACTATCGAAAAGATTATTTTAACTTATGATGATTGACACACCACCTCCAACTCCAATTGAGGTAGTTCCTTACACTAAGCAATGGAAGTGCCCTAATTGTAATTCAAATGAGAAGTATGTTCTCAAGCAACTTCAAGTAAAAACTAAAATTCACAATAGAAATGCTCTTGCGACGATTTTGGGAAACATTAAATCTGAAAGCAATTTTCATCCCAACATATGCGAGGGAGGCGCTAGAGTTTCTTATAATAATTGCCATAGTGGTGGTTATGGTCTCATTCAGTGGACCTCAATAGGACGTTACAATGGTCTAGGAACATTTTCTAAAAAGTATGGATGTGATCCTAGCACATTAGAATGTCAATTTAGATATATGATTAATGAAAATCAGTTCCAAAAGGTTTTACCTGAATTTGAGGGTTCTGAACAGAGTATTTCTCAATACATGGTCCCATCTTTTTATTGGTTAGGGTGGGGAATTAAGGGATATCGAGAGCAGTATGCACATGATTATGCAAACCGATTTGTTTTTTCTTAACTGTTGACATAATTAAATTTTTGTGGTATTCTATGAGGGTACACATATGTGGAGGGAACACAGACGCTAGAGAAAGGGCACTTTCTCATTACAGTAGTAGTTAGTTCCGTAAAGGAGGGTCGGGAATCTGTATACCCCGCCTCCGAGTGGGTCCATAGTTAAACGGATATAACTTCCGCCTTCTAAGCGGATATTCTAGGTTCGATTCCTAGTGGACCTGTAGGGTGAATAGCTCAGGGGTAGAGCGTCTGCTTTACACGCAGAATGTCGGGGGTTCGATCCCCTCTTCACCCATAAATAAATTCAGTGATGCGATGAGGCATATGAAAAATGTTAACAGCAAAATGCAAGGTATGTAATGTTGAAATAAGAAGTAATTCTAAACCACAATGCTGTGGTTGTCCCAATCAAATGGTAGTTTGTGGGGACACTATCACTGCTAAAGATTTAAGTAAAGTTCTCTTAATAAATTCTGAACAAAATATTAAGGATAGTGGAATTCTTAGTAAACATGATTTAGAGTTTCAAGAGAACCGACGCAAACGGAAGGTTCGTAAACTAGATTTTGAGGTAAAATGATTGAAAAGCAACAAAAACGAAAAGATGCCCTAGGTCTTTTCTACGAAAGTGTTCTAAAACCAGACCATGTGCTTCGCCAATGCGCTCATAATCAGATGTGCTATAATGAATTAATGGAGTGGAGGTCTGAGATTATTAAATATCTCGACCAACGCCGTTCTCAAGAGTTTCGCTCTTGACAGCAACAGCATCCTATACTAGGATGCTTCACCTGCGGGCATTAGCGCAGTTTGGTAGCGCGTTCCGTTTGGGGCGGAAAGGTCATAGGTTCAAATCCTATATGCCCGATTGGAGGTATCCCCTCCTTAAATTCTAGTTTAATTGCAAAGGCAATGTCTCGTTCTAAATTTCATTCTAAATTCAAATCCGATCTAAAAAAACTCACTGCAGCAATTGAGGGTAGTGTTGCCCTTGATGAAGATTATCCAAAACTTTATCAGAAACTTATTCGTTTCTATGAAGATCAGGGTATTCAAATGTATGATGATCCTGAAGATGATTACAACATAATCCTCGATCAGGTAGAATTGGATTTAATTGAATCTGGAGTCTACGCTTAACTCTTAAGTCACGGATGGACTATAACAGCACTGGTCGGTGAAGGTTTGCCCCTTCAATCCCGGAGTTTCCTGCTTCTCTAAAAAGCAGGTGGTGCGGGTGGGTAAAACTTCCGTCTGGTTTCTTGCTCCCAGTCAAAAAGCAAGTGGTGGTGCCAAATCCCCTTCCGTGTGAGTTGGTTCCTATTTACAACTAAAACAAATAGGTGGCGTGCATGTGTCCTGGAAGGTTTGACCACCTTCCTTTACTGCGAATTTGGTGTAGAGGTAACATCCCATCCTTCCAAGTTGGTGTCACGGGTTCGATCCCCGTAATTCGCTTATTTAAAAAATGGAATTTTCAAATTGGTTTGAAGGAAAATATAATAATTGGAAGCAAGCATCTTCAAATCCTCATTCATTTGCTCATGTGTTGTTAGAGCATAATAGAGTGAGTGAAAATGTATTCAATATTGTTCAATGGTATCCTGGCAAAAAACCTTATAGAGATACTTTAGTAAAAATTCATCCTCAAGATGGGTTTATTATAGTTGAAAATGATGTATGTAATTATATTTTTCAAAAAAAGAATGGTATATACAGAGGTGCTGTAGTTCCTGGATGTGTTCATAACGGAGCAGTTCTTATAAGCAAGGCAGAATTATCTGAAACTCAATATAAAGTAGTTGATTTAGGAGTAGATCCAAAAACTAAAAAAGTTCTTTGGGGTTCTCATCATGGACATTTTATATTTGACAAGATATAAATATAAAAAAAAGCATATATGTAAAATGACACGTAAATTACGAGGAGAAGCTATTGGTGACAGTGAAATTACTACACTTAATCTAGATAATGCAATTTCAACTATTCCTATTGGAGGAGTTATTAGATGGTCTGGTAATACTTCATCTCTTCCAACAGGATTTGTACTTCGTGACACGGTTCCAGAAATTGTTGCAATGGGATGGGTATCTTCTGGAGGAGATATCAACACTGATAGGACATTTGGTTTTGTTACCAGTTCAAATATAAGATCCGGTACTGCAGACAATTATGAATATACTTGGACATTTGAAACTGCAGAACCAGATACAGATTATTTTGTACTGGTAAATCATCAAGGAGGAGCTTCTTCTACTTTTAGAGTTGGATTAGCATATACGGAAACCACAACTTCATTTATATCTGTGATGCAGGATGTTGATAATGATAAGACAGATTCTGCTCATTCTGTGGTAGTGATGCGTGTTGGTCAACCCTTTATTGAAAAGACTTCATAATAAATCACCTTCCTGGGTTTTTTGTGACACTCATAAAATCGTCCTCAAACGATTGACAAAATTTAATATTGGCTATATACTTATGTCGTTGTAAAACTTTACAAAACTAAAATGACTGTAACAACTAATGAAATGGGTCAGCAAAATTTATTTGCTAAAGAACCTAGGATGGTTGTAGAAAATTACAATCGCCAAGGTTTGGATTCTCCCCAACAATATATTGAAAGATATAATGGACGTTGGGCAATGATGGGAATTATTTCTGGATTCCTTTCTTATGCTATTACTGGTAAATTATTTTTTGGTATCTTTTGATTAAATTAAAACTTTATGCACGGAAATCTTGACCCTGAAGAACACGTTATGGAAGAACTTAATTACTCTCCTTGGAAAGAGGGTGGTATTATGGACATGGTACAAGAACAAATTGACAAACTTGGATGGGATTTAAATGATGAGATTGATGTAGAGATTGGTGGTACTCAAATTTCTGGTATTGATGTTGGTGACGAGTACAATAAAAAGTGGCAATCACCTTATGGTACTCGTAAGTACAATAAAGATGCTTTTATCATCATTAAGAACCAGTCTCGTAGAGACCTAACTAAATCAGAATCAAACTCTGAACTTAAAGGACATCATGTCAAATCCTAATTCTTTGTGGCAAGACGTGGAAAAACTAAATGCCCTATACGAAGAACTCTGCTGGGGGCACGATGATGAACTACAATTCACTCACGAAAACGGCAGAGTCATTATTAAAAACACAACTTTGGAGAAAAACAATGAATGACAAAGCAGAAGTACTGAATGGTCGTGCAGCAATGATTGGATTCATTGCCGCTGTTGGTGCATATTTGACCACCGGGCAAATTATTCCTGGAATTTGGTGATGGGATTTATAGTAGCAGCACTGCTGTTGCTTGTTCCTATCGCTTCAGCAGTGAGAGACTCATGAATTATGATTGGACTTTATTTCAAACTTTAGTCTTCATCATCACACCTTTTTTTATAATGCTTGCTCTTTCTGATAATGATAATGATGAAGATGATGAACCCCCTGATGGGGGAATGATGATTCCTAGTTACAATCCAGTATAAATAAAATTGAATATCGTCGCCGCATGGGACCTCTGGCAAAATCCAGAAGGTCCCTATTTTTTCAGAAACGAATCATGATAAATACTAGGAATAGTATTTTATATTAATCATGTCATCTGATCAATCTAATAGTATTTTGTGGATAGTCACAAGAAAAAGAAATGGTAGAACTGAGTATTTAATTTCTGCTACTAAGTGGAGTTTAGATCCTAGGTTTGCAAAAATGTTTGACACCCAAAGAGGCACTAAGGCATTTTTAAAGGCAAACAATATCAAAGGTTCTGTCAGGAGACACGAACTTTAATTGACAGAGCATCAATTATTTCTTATAATTAGTTATTAACTATGTTAAATTATCTTGATGCCTAGATCAATTATGAAAAAGATCGACATACTTCAGAAAGTTTACAAGTATAAAACAGAACTTTATGACGGAACCTTTAATGATAAATCTGGTGAATGGCATGAAGGATCTCATCATGCCTATAACAGAATTCTTGAACTCCTTAATGAGTACTCCAACTAATACTACAGATGTCACTAACTCCCCCAAAGACTGGGAAGATTTTTGGTACAATGAGGAAATAACTAATGAAACCTGAAGACATTAATTTAACCACAACTTCTAGACAATTTACTTACGAAACTATTTCGAGACAACTTGACGGGTGTAATGATATAGAAGAGTTAAGAGAAATTTGTCGTGCCTGGGTTAAATTGTATATGAAGCAGCAGGAAACTGTTTCTGCTATCGGTTTGCCTCCCACCTGACGTTTGGTAGACCAGTTGCTAAACTGTTACACCTGGGTTGACAAATCTACTAATCAGTATTATTCTAAATACATCGGGTTAAGAAATGTAATTTTTTAACCTATTACTTCACGCCTCACCAGGACTAAACAGCGTGACTAAACAACAGTCCTTCATACCCACACTGGAGGGTGGTGTGGGAATACTTTATCTGTCGCCTCCCTAGCGATATATTTACCCTTTAAAATCACAATGTCTACTTCAACTATTTCGCGTCAGAGGACGCAATCCACTTGGGAATCTTTCTGCGAGTGGGTAACTTCTACCAATAACCGCCTCTATGTCGGTTGGTTCGGTGTGTTGATGATCCCAACTCTGTTGGCAGCAACCGTCTGTTTCATCACCGCCTTCGTCGCTGCTCCTCCTGTGGACATCGACGGCATCCGTGAACCTGTCGCTGGTTCACTCATGTACGGTAACAACATCATCTCTGGTGCTGTTGTACCATCTTCCAACGCAATTGGTCTTCACTTCTATCCCATTTGGGAAGCCGCATCGCTCGACGAGTGGCTGTATAACGGTGGTCCTTACCAACTTGTAGTTTTTCACTTCCTGATCGGCATCTTCTGCTACATGGGTCGTGAGTGGGAACTCTCCTACCGCCTCGGCATGCGTCCTTGGATCTGTGTTGCATACTCTGCTCCAGTCGCAGCAGCATCTGCTGTGTTCCTGGTGTACCCCTTCGGTCAGGGTTCCTTCTCTGACGGCATGCCCCTGGGCATCTCCGGCACCTTCAA